ACCGATATTAAAAATATTGCAAAAGAATTATGGTATTAAACATGGTACTATGACTACAGTCCATTCTTATACAATGGGACAATCATTATTGGATTCCTCCAATGCTGATTTAAGAAGAGCAAGAGCTGCCTCTACTTCTATTATTCCAACATCTACAGGCGCCGCACAGAATGTGGGAATTGTCATTCCAGAATTAGAAGGTAAATTAGATGGTCTTGCAATTCGTGTTCCAGTACCAAATGTATCTTTATTAGATTTAACACTTGAGCTTGAGACAGATACTACTATGGAGGATATTATAGAGTTATTTGAAAAGGAGAAAAAACTTCATGGTATATTATGTATTTCATATGAACCGTTAGTGTCTATAGATTATATTGGTAATTCGTGTTCCGCTATAGTTGATACCCTCGCCTCTAAAATGGTTAATAAACGCCTCCTACAATTGATTGCTTTCTATGACAATGAATACGGATATTGCTGTAGAGTGTTGGATTTAATGGCTTTTATAGCTAAAAAGCTATATAAACCCCCAACACCAAGTAAATAAAGGAGTTATAACTCCTTACTTTATAACGGGTTATAAAGCTGTTTATAACGGGTTATAAAGCTGTTTATAACTAGTTATAAAACAACAAGTTATACTGGCGCTTTTTCCGTGACATTCCTATCCTTGTGTGTTATAATAATAGTATATTTAATGAGAATGAGGATAATTATGAATTGGATATTATATGTAATGTTAACAGTGTCGGTGCAAAATTCGGCAATTCCTTTAGAACATAAATTTCAGTTATCATTTAATAATAATGAGCAATGTACTGAAATGAAAAAGGTGTTTGATGTTGGGGTATCATTTTTTCGTTTAGCAAATAAAAGTGATATCAAATATGAAGGTACTTGTAAACTAGTGGTGCTGGGTGAAGAAGGTCAAAGAACTTAATATATTATGAAAGGAAAAAGATAATGAGTATTTGGAAAAAGATGGATAATGATGGAGATGCATTTTTTGATGATGATGAAGAATTACGTCTTAACCACGAGGAATATGAACAGTGGTTAGATTCCTTAGAGGGTGACGGAACTGATAAAGAAAAGTATGATAGAGAAATGGCCAAGCAGGCTGAGTATCCTGAAGTGGTGGTTCAATCATCAAAATACACAATGACATATAGTAATAATTGAGGTGAGTATGATTAGTTGGATAGTTGAAGACTGGAAAAATAATAGGTTTAGGTTATTTTGTGAAACAATAGGTTCGTTATGTTTTATTAGTATTTATGTTTTAATGGCATGGCATGGTGATGATGTTTCTATTTTGAATATATTTTTAATTCAATTAGTAGGTTCAACATTACATATTATTAACGCCTATATGAGAAGTAGTCTTAATTTAATTGTTTTAAATGTGATAGTAATAGTGATTGCAATCTTTGGAATTGGGAGATTAATATGAAAAAGACAGAATATGATATAATGAGATGTCAGGATGGTGTTACAAGAGCGGTTCCAATAATAGATGGTTCTATGGTTGATCCATCTATTAAGATTATGGAAGAACAAAAGGCAGAAGAAATAAAGAAAGACGAAAAACCTAAACGCGTAATTAGTATCCAAGATCGTTTGCAAAGTAAAGTGGAAGATATGATATCCGCCGTTGAAGGAAAGGTGGATGATTTTATTGACAGTGGTTATAAGATAAAGTATGAAGCATATAACCACTTATTAGAAATTGGTTGTAAGGCGGCACATGCTAGAAAAATGAGACCGATGTATCTTGATTGTTATAATGAATTAGTAGATGTTTATAATAAAGATGATGAATATCTTATGGAAGCATGGAGTCATCTTAAACCAAAAGAAAGTAAGTTAATGATGGATTTGTATGGTACTATTTTAGATGATATAGATCGCATTATTAAGAATTCTACAGCACAGCGCAAACCACGTAAAAAGAAAACATTATCAGCTACACGTCTTGTTAATAAATTAAAGTATCAAGAGGAGTATCCTGATCTTCGATTAGTTAGTATTAATCCTGAAAAAATTATTGGGGCAAAAGAATTATGGGTATATAATACTAAGTCTAATCGTCTTGGTGTTTACCATGCAGAGAATACTGTTAGGGGATTTAGTATTAAGGGATGTACTATGCAACACTTTGATAAAACTGAATCGGTAGAAAAGAAAGCAGGTAAGCCAAAAGACACACTTGCTGTTTTGAAAAAAGGTACTTTGAAGAAAACATTAAATAATTTGAAAACGTCTGAAAGACCGTTAACGGGGAGGATTGGTAAAGATACGGTTTTGCTAGGTGTATTCTAGTGAAAGATAAATATATACAAGCGCATTTAGCTGTCGCAAGAATATATGGACAACTTTCAACAGCTGTTAGATTACAAGTTGGTTGTATCATTGTAAAGAATGATAGGATTATTTCTATCGGGTATAATGGTATGCCCTCTGGTCATTCGAATGTTTGTGAATCAGATGGCCATACAAAACCAGAAGTTCTTCATGCGGAAGCTAATGCGATAACTAAGTTGGCAAAATGTACTGAGTCAGGTTTAGATGCAGATATGTTTTGTACTTATGCACCATGTGTTGATTGCGCTAAGTTAATATTACAGTCTGGTATTAGGAAGTTTTATTATGAAGAAAGTTATAAAAATGAAAATGGTATTGAGTTATTAAAAAAGTATGGGAACGTAGACATACGACATTATAAAGGAGCACCATGATACTTCTAGATTTTTCAAATATTATTGTTGGTTCAATAATGGTCGCACATAAAATACCAGATGAGGAACGATTTGGTGAGGATTATATTCGTCATTTGGTATTGAATAGTATCCGGTCATATAGAACTAAATATAAAAGTCAATATGGCGAGATTGTTATTTGTTGTGATCAACATGCCAGCTGGCGGAAAGAACCTTTTCCATATTATAAAGCACATAGGAAAGCAGAAAGGACTAAACAAAAAGAAGAAAAGGGGATGGATTGGAAAGCTTTATTTGAAACAATTAATAAAATTATCGAAGAACTTGATACATACTTTCCATATAAAGTTATAAGAATAGATCATGCAGAGGGAGATGATGTTATTGCAGTGTTATCTAAATATGCAAATAATGACTTAAAAGAGAAAACTTTGATTGTTTCTAGTGATAAGGACTTCTCTCAACTGTATAAATATAAGTCTATACGGCAATATTCTCCTATGAAGAAGAAAATGCTTAATGGTATAGATCCATTTGAGTATTTGAAAGAACATATTATACGCGGGGATAAAGGTGATGGTATTCCGAATATATTGTCAGCGGATAATACAATGGTCGAGAAGATAAGACAAAAGCCAATTTCAAAAAAGAAAGTGGCTACTTGGATGACACAAAATCCACAGGTTGACTTTAAAGATGAAATGTTACATGGCTGGAATAGAAATCAAGTATTGATAGATTTTGAATATATTCCAACTAGTATTGCTGATGGGATCTTGTCGGAATATAAAAAAGATAAAGTATATCAACAAGGCAATTTAATGAATTATTTTATTACAAATCGATTGAAATATTTAATGGAAAACATGGAGGAATTTACAAGATGACACCAATGATATCTGAATTATTTGAAGAATTTGAACAATTGAAAACACGAAAGCAAAAAGCAGAGTTTTTAGAAAAGTATAAACAGAATGCTATGCTTAAAGCAGTATTGCAGGGTACATTTGACCCTAATATTGACTGGTGTATTGAGGTTCCTTCTTACACACCGGATGATGCTCCTCTAGGATTGAATCCTTCAACTTTGTATATGGAGATACCTAAGTGTGCTGTATTTGTAAAAGGACATCCTAAGAGCGTAGGTGTAAAACCAAAACGACTGAAAGAGTTATTGATTCAAGTATTGGAGTCTATGCATCCAGCTGAGTCCATGATATATGAACAGATGATGAAAAAGAAACTTAAAGTGAAAGGATTAACAGAGAAACTCGTATTAGAAGTATTTCCAGATTTATATAGAAAGGTATAAGCTAATGGATGAATCCAAATTAAACACGACTGTTAGATACAAAGCGAAAGGAAATAAGACTTTTAAAAAGTATGATGCTTTAGTTTTGGAAGCAGTTAAAGAAGATTATATTACTGTTGAAGTCAAAAGTATGTCTGATTCTCCTATAAGATTAAGTTGGAATGATCCAGACTTTACTGGAGATGTGTTTGGTAATAAATTTGAATGTTCATATGAATTCGAAAGGTCTTTTACTGCAAGAGCAGTAGTGACTTCGGATGGCGGGGCACCCTCAGAGAGAATTAAACGTAAAAGGAGTGGGTATCCAGTAAAAAGATGAAAGGGAATAA